ATTGTATTCAATCAACAAAAGAAACCTTTCCAAAAGAATGGTTAAAAGAAATAAAGGATAAACAAAATGGCTAGAGAAGAAACTAAATACATAGTAATACATTGTTCTCAAACGAGACCATCACAAAAGATAGGTGCTAAAGAAATAGATAGATGGCACAGAGAAAGAGGGTGGTTGAAAATTGGTTATGGTCGTGTCATAAAAAGATGTGGTACGGTTGAACAAGGCAGAGGTGATGATGAAATTCAAGCACACGTCAAAGGATATAATCATTGTAGTTTTGGATTATGTTTAGTTGGTGGTGCTAAAGAAGAAAACTGGAAAGAACCTGAAGATAATTTTACTGCTGAACAATGGGAAGCACTTAAAAAAGAATTAGAAAACTTATTAGAAAAATATCCTAATGCACAAATAGTAGGACACTATATGTTAGATGAAGCAAAGACTTGTCCTAACTTTAATGTAAGAGAATATTTACTAAATGAAGACATAAAGAATTACAAGTTCCAAGATGGCTTGACTGACGATAAAGATTTGCAGGAGTTGGAATAGCTTTTTTTCCTTTCCCCTATGAAAACCACTGAAAAATTTTTACGTCACGCACCTTGTGAAAACTGTGGTAGCCGAGATAATTTGGGTATTTATGAAAATCACACTTATTGTTTTGGTTGCCACGAGTTTAAAAAAATTAATGGTGAACTTCCACAACAAACAAAACAGGTTATAAGAGATATGATAGTAGGTAGTATAAAACAATTAGATAAAAGAAAAATAAATGAAGATACCTGTAAAGTTTTTAATTATGAATGTGGTGAGTATGATGGAAGACCAGTACAGATAGCCAACTACTATGATAAAAATTATAATAAGGTTGCACAAAAATTAAGATTTCCTGATAAGTCTTTTAAATGGTTTGGTGATACAGATAAAATTACTTTGTTCGGTCAGCAAAATTGGAGAGACGGTGGTAGAACAATTGTAATTACAGAGGGTGAATTAGATTGTCTTTCAGTATCACAAGTAAACAATAATAAATATCCTGTAGTATCTATACCAAGTGGTACAGCTTCTGCAAAGAAATATATAAAACAAGAATTAGAATGGTTATCAAAGTTTGAAAAAATTATTTTAATGTTTGATAATGATGAAGCAGGTATGAAAGCCAGTGTTGAATGTGCAAACTTATTACCTGTAAGAAAAGTATTTATAGCAAAAGTACAAGGCAAAGACGCAAACGAATTATTACAAAACAACAAAGCAACAAAGATAGTAGACGCAATCTTTGAAGCTAAACACTATACACCACAAGGTATTATTGAGGGTGTTGATACAAAAGAATTATTATTAAATGATGATTATGTTGAAAGTGTTCCATATCCTTTCAATGGATTTAATGAAAAATTATCTGGTATAAGACCAAAAGAATTAGTACTATTATGTGCAGGTAGTGGAACTGGAAAAAGTCAGGTCTGCCGTGAGTTGGCTCACGACTTAATTGTTAAGGGTCATAAGGTTGGCTACATTGCACTAGAAGAAAGTGTTAAAAGGAGTGTAAGAGGTATTGTGTCTTTAGCTGTAAACAAACCAATACATATACCAGAAGTTAGAAAAAGTATTCCGACTGAAGAACTAATAAATGAATGGGAAAAAATAAAAGATAAGATTTGTTTTTATGACCACTTCGGTAGTTCTGATAGTGAAGATTTATTAAATAGAATTAGATTTATGGTTCAAGGTTTGAATTGTAAATTTATTTTCTTAGACCATATTTCCATTGTTATCTCTGGTATCTCTGAGGGTGATGAAAGAAGATTAATAGATAACACTATGACTAATCTTAGAAAATTAGTTGAAGAACTTAATTGTGGAATGTTTGTAGTATCACACTTAAAAAGAGTTGATAGTAAAGCAGGACACGAAGACGGACTTCAAACTTCTTTATCACACCTCAGAGGTTCTCACTCACTAGCACAATTGTCTGACGCTGTTATAGGTTTTGAAAGAAACCAACAATCAGAAACAGATAATAATATTATGACTGCTAGAATTTTGAAAAATAGATTTACTGGTGAGACTGGCGTAGCTTGTGATTTGATTTGGAACAAAGACACAGGGCGTTTATCAGAGGGAAACTTTGATGAATGACGCTTTACTAACTAAATTTATTTTAAGTTTTTTAGTTGATAAAGAAGATTATGTTGCTCTTGATACAGACCAACAGCAATTAATTTTTCAAACTTGTAAAACAATTATGATGGCAATTTATAATTCAATCAAGTATGAAAATTGTTATCCAGTAATTATGTGTGGTGATAATGAAGCACAACACGTAATAACAAAAGCACTTAATAGTGTGAAAGAAATATTACCAAGTACAGATAAAATAACAGTACATTTAATACACTAATGAAGCTAGTAATGGACGTAGAAACTAATGGGTTTCTCAATAAACTAGACTTTAAAATTCATTGTATTGTCTTTAAGGATATAGAAACAAACAAATTGTATTCATATAATCCTGACAATCTTTTTGAAAGTCTAAAGTTGCTAAAGAAAGCAACACTACTTATAGGTCATAACATACAGGGATTTGATTTACCTGCTATAAAAAAATATTTTAAATATAATTATACAGGTGAAATATTAGATACTCTTTTATGTTCAAGATTAATATGGACTAACAGACAAGAATTAGATTTTCAAATAAAAGATGTACCACCTAAACTTATAGGTAGACACTCACTAGAAAGTTGGGGTTATAGATTAGGTTTACGTAAAGGTGACTTTCAAGAACATAATACTTTTGATGTATGGACTTTAGATATGCAAGATTATTGTGAACGTGATGTTGAAGTCACTCACAAGTTATATGATTTAATTATAAATAATAATTATTCAAAAGAAGCAATTGAACTTGAACATAAGTTTGCTTATTGGATAAGGAAACAAGAACGGTTTGGTGTTTACTTTGACGAGAGTTCTGCTGAGAACCTCTTATCTATCCTAACAAAAAGGAGACTACAGCTAGAAGAAAACCTAGCTGTAGTTTTTCCTGAGTGGCAACAATCACAAGGATATAAAAGATATAAAAGAGACAATAAAAAGAAAGGTATCAAAGCAGGAGTACCAGTAAGAATTTTTAAAACTGTAAAGTTCAATCCTAATTCTAGAGACCATATCGCTAATAGATTACAAACTCTAGGTTGGAAACCTAAACATTTTACTTCAACTGGTAAGCCAGAAGTAAGTGAAAAAATATTAAAGTCATTAGATTATCCTGAAGCAAAAGTTATTGCAGAATATTTAATGATACAAAAACGACTTGGACAACTATCAGATGGAGACCAAGCGTATTTAAAATTAACTAAAAGAGGTAAAATTTATGGACAGGTTATTACGAATGGTGCAGTCACTGGACGTTGCACACACCACTCACCAAATTTGGCACAAGTTTGTTCAAGTGATTTACCATACGGTAAAGAACTTCGTGCCTTATTTACTGCTACTTCCAATATGGATATGTGTGGCGTTGATTTTTCTGGTTTGGAGTTGCGTGTGTTGGGGCATTACTTGTGTGTATATGACAATGGATATTTTCTTAAAACATTACTTGAAGATGATATACATACCCAAAATCAAAAATTACTCGGACTATCCTCACGTTCTAAAGCTAAAACTTTTATATATGCTTACATTTACGGTGGGGGAAATAAGAAACTCGGTGAAATACTTAACGTCTCTTATGACGAAGCCAAAGGAATAAGAGAAACTTTTGAGAAAAAATTACCTGCATTGAAAAATTTAAAAGACGCAGTAGTATCTAAATATAGAAGAACTGGTTTTATAAATGGATTAGATAAAAGAAAACTTATATGTAGGGCAGAGCATAGTTCACTTAATACTTTAATTCAATCAGCAGGTAGTTTATTAGTTAAACAAGGAACTATTATTTTAAATGAAGAATTACAAAAAGCAGGTTTTAAATGGGGAGAAGATTATGCACAAGTATTACATATCCACGACGAAATTCAGTTTGTTGTTAAAAAAGATTTGGTTGATAAATTTAAAATTATTACAAAATCTATTTTCAAGAAAACCCAAGACCATTTTAACTTTAGATGTCCACTTGATGGAGAGATTAAAGTAGGGAGTAATTGGAGTGACACACACTAATAGATTTGACCTTGACTTAAAGTTTGGTCAAAAGAAAGAAAATGAATTACAAGAAGCGTTAGAGGGTTTGATTGAGTGCAAGGCAGATAGATTGTGTCAGAAAACAGGCAACATATTTGTTGAAGTAGAAAGTAGAGGAAAACCGTCAGGTATAAATGTGACGGAAGCTACGTATCAAGCATATTGTTTAGTTAAAGAAAAAAGAAAAAAAGATATTTGGGTTTTAATTCCTACTGATATTGTAAAAAAGATAATGGTAAAATATCCTATCAAAAAAGGTGGAGATAATTATACTTCTAAAGGACATATTATACCAAAAGAAAAATTATTAAATCTTAGTATATAATGAAAGACAAACTAAAATCTAAAATAAAATTACCACAAATAGACCCTGATGATTTTCCATATAAATTTTATATGTGTTGGTGGTCTGATATAATTTCTGATAGTGGTTGGAATACACTTAACCATATATCAAAATCAAAACCTGCAACCTGTATAACTATGGGTTGGTTAATTAGTACAAAAAATAATAAGTATGTTTTTGTTGGAGACATAAACTTTAATGATGATGGTACAGTTAATGAGGGTGGTAATTCAACAGTAATCCCAAAGTCAAACGTACTAAAACTAAAGGAGATAAAGTTATGAAAAATATGAATGAGTTCCACGCTAACAAGTTAAAGACTATGTTGGTTGATGGTGACTTACTCGCTTATAAGATTACTTCTGCATTAGAAGAAGCTATTGAGTGGGAAGATGATGTATGGACTTTACATTGTAATCTAGACCATTGTAAGCAATTTTGGAAACAATCTATTGCTTATTATATGAGACATACAAGTTCAGCTATGGCAATAATTTGTTTTTCTGATGTGTCTAACTTCAGAAAAGAATTAGATTTAGAATATAAATCTTTTCGTAAAGCAATAAGAAAGCCAGTAGCATACAAACCACTTAGACTATGGATTGAAAAAACCCATAGATGTACCAGTTTCCCATATCTAGAGGGTGATGACACACTTGGTTTATTAGCCACAGGAAAATACAAAAACAATTGTGTGATTGTCTCTGGTGATAAAGATATGAGGACTATTCCCTCTTGGCATTGCTTCATCATAGATGATAGCATTGAGTTAGTTAATAACACAAAAGCTGACCTTAACTTTTGTACCCAAGTATTAACAGGTGATAAATCTGATGGCTATATTGGGTGCAAAGGGGTAGGTTCTGTAAAAGCGTCAAGAGTACTTAATGGTAAGAAAAAACTTCCTCAAATGTGGGAAGCTGTATTAAGAGAATATCTAAGTAATGGATATACTATTGATGACGCTTACCATCAAAGTAGACTAGCTAGAATACTCAGACACGGAGAGTATGATGTTAAAAAAGAAAAACCTAAATTATGGAGTTATAAGTATGACTACTACAGAAATTTTGACGAAAGCCCAAAAGCTAGTAAGTGATGATAGAGCAAAAACTCACGGTGATAAAATAGTAAACCACGAGAATATTGCTAGACTATTTAGTGCCTATCTTACAAACAAGTTTCAAGCTGTAATTAATATAAATGCAGAAGATGTTGCACAATTGATGACGTTGTTAAAGATTGCAAGGTCACAAGCAGGGCAACACAACATTGATGATTATGTTGATGGTGCAGGTTATCAAGCAATTGCAGGGCATATTGCAGAAGCCAGACACAAAAAATCAACATTAAGTACCACTTTAGGAGTATCTAAGAATGACAAAGAGTAAAATCCCAGTAATTACTGAAGAAATGATTGATTACTTAGATAAACTTTTTCCTGACAAATGTGCTGATTTAAAAGATACAGATAAAGAAATTTTTTATAAATCAGGACAAAGGTCAGTTGTCAATCATTTAAAAGAACAATTTAAAATACAAGGAGAAAACTAATATGTGTGTTTCAGTTAAAGCCCCTGCACCACCACCTGCACCAGAGCCAATCCCTGCTACGCCACCAAGCGTTTCAGGTGCAACTACTCAGCAGACAGCACCAACTTCTGCAACAGGTGAAGCGTCAGGCAGAAACACTTCTGTTGCTTCAAGAGTAGCAAGAAGACGAGTAGGCAGAGGAAGTCTAAGAATACCTCTAGCTACTTCTGGTCTTACAAGAAGTGGTCTTAACATTCCGAGTGCATAATGGAGAGATATGAGATTGGTAGTAATACTATCATAGATGATAAAGCGTCTATCGAAAGTCAGTACCAGAAGATGGAAATTGACAGAGAGATATATTTAGAAAGAGCAAGAGATAGTGCCGAACTTACCATTCCATATTTAGTACCAGAGAAAGGTTCAAACTCAGCAACAAATTATCCAACACCATATCAATCAGTTGGTTCTAGAGGTGTAATGAATTTAGCTAGTAAATTAATGTTAGCTTTATTTCCACCACAAGCACCATTCTTTAGATTAGATGTTGATGATTTAGTTTATAAACAAGTACAAGGCGACCCAAGACAGAAAGCTACAATAGAACAAGGTTTAGCTAAAATAGAAAAAGCTGTAATGGATAGCATTGAAAGTAATAATGATAGAGTTGCTTTTTATGAAGCATTAAAATTATTAATTGTATCAGGAAATGTTTTATTAAAATTAACTGAAGATGGTTTAAGAGTTTACAGATTAGAAAACTATGTAGTTAAAAGAGACAATCAAGGTAAAGTTTTAAAAATTATAATTAAAGAAAGTTTATCACCTACAACATTACCAAAGAAAATTGCTGATGTAGTTGGTAATAAAATTACTGACGAAGAAAAAAGTATAAATTTATATAC